TACTTCTTGAATCCTATCTCTCTTACTTTGTCTAGTTCCAGGTTTTTCTTCTTTCCATTTCACAGAAAAATCATTTCTTCTCATAGATTCAGAACGAAGTGCTTGAAAGATAGGTCTGGACATAGTTGTGTCCTCAACTACTTGAAGTAAAGGATGATATTTATGTGCTAAATCAAACATATGGTCTACGATACCCATATTGTTTTCGCCAACAATAGACATAACAGTAAGGTCACGTTGCCTAATATAATCTATTACATATATAGAATTATTTTGGTCTATACCAATTACCATTAACACACTGTAGTCAGAACCCCTTCTGTTAACATCTGTAGCAGGGTCTACACCAATAAACGTTTGAACTGGTTTTAGTTGGTCGTCATGCCATACATATCCAATTTGGTGTTCGTCATTCCATTCGTAGTGACCTTCCCAATATTTTATATGCCTAGAGTTAAATATTGAATCTTCTTCACTCTGGACTTGCATCATATACTCTTGATAGAATTTGCTTGGCATACCACTATCACGATAAAACTTTTTCTTTTCTTCTAGTTTTTCTTTAGGAAACCAACTTTGCCATAAAGAATTACCTTTATCATCTATTGCTTTATATAACCTAACATCCCAAGCAAAATCCTTTTTACCTTCTTTTTTAGCTTGTTCGCTATTGGTAATTAAGTTGTTGATAAAAGAATCATAGTGAACAGGAGTACCGTTAATCCGAAGCCTCCCAGTATGAGGCTCCAAAGCAGGATAAACAACCGCAGTGATAAGGTTTCCGTTCTTTGCTCTAGCTTCTGGAGTAAGTGTATTATTCTCATCTTCAAAGTCATCCAATATAATTAAGTCGTATCGTTTATGCAGTTTAGCTCCTCCACGAATACCCGATACATTTGATTTCGAGAGCAGTTTACATCCGTTGGAAAGTTCTATATCTTCTTCTGTCCATTTACGTCCTTTCATATTCCCAAAGTAGTATTTAATCTTTTCATTAAACTCAAGGTGAGTCTTTATATAATCCATATTACCGCTAGCAAGTTTTTGTGTGGCAGATACCCAACCATAAAACAATGGATTATCTTGTTTAGCAAAACAAAAAGACCACAACAAGTCACATTTAGTTAACACAGTTTTGCCATGACCACGAGGCATTATAATAGCTAACTGCTTTTTATCGTGATTCATAATGTCATCTGCTATTTCATAATGAAACCACGGAGTTTCAGAACGCATAAAGTCGTCAGCAAGAAACAATTTGCCAAAACTAAGCATATCGTTCTTAGCTAATTCAAATATCTCTTCAGCTTTACTAACGTTCTGTTTGTTTATGTTCATCGTAAGTAAACGTGTTTTCTTTTTCTTGACAACTTTCGCACATCCAACTATCTGGATTGCTTAAAGGTTTGTCGCACTCAATACAATGATTGGGTATTGGCACTACTTTTTCTTTTTTACTTTCTTTCTTTTTTTCTTCTTTTTTGATGGCATACCTACTTTCTTTTTACCGTAATGACCTGGCATTGTTTACCTCTCTTTTTTATTTTTTCTTTTTTCTTTTACCCCAAGATAAAGGGTTAATATTGAATTCTTTTTCATAGAAGGCTACTTTCTCTGCTAACTCTTCTCGTTGTGCTTTTTCTTCAACAATATGCTTGTTAAGTAGGTCTGCAATTTGTTCATTAGCGACAACAATATTTTCTTCAAGGTCTCTAATCCTTGTTTCAATTTGCCAATATCCATAGACAAGACAGGCAACGAGAACACAAATTTGACCCAACCATTTAAGATTAATAGATACAATGGCGTTATCATCAAGAATAGCAGTGCGATAACTTCTGGCGGTATTTGGTTTTCCTCCACTCATTTCACCTCTACGTGTTCCCATCTATTGTGTAAATGACAATAGTTATCACCATGATAAATAGTATTTGCATACCAATGTTCAATACTATCTTGGCACACAATTTCTTTAAATACAGTATTCTTAGTAGTATCAGAAGGAGATAACTCATACCCTGCTATTGCCCAACCAGTAGCTGAACAACCAAGATTACTTGTAAGCAAACAGTATAATGTTATAGTTAGTACGATTCTAGTGTTTCCCATTCATTCGTGAAAGTGACCCATCTATGCGAGACACTTGGTTATCTAAGTCGTTAATTTCTTTTGTAAGTGCATCAAATTTCCTGTCAAGCTTGTCATCAGACTTATTCCATCTGTTAATTAACTTGATTATCATCCCTTCCATGTTTTCAAGAGTCTCTGATTGACCTTTATTCTCTACTTTAAGGCTCTCTAAAGTCTCTTGTTGTTTGGCTGATTTGTTGGATAAAGAAATAACAAGGTAAACAAACATAGCCCCTACTACGCCTATCATCCCTGCTTCGCCATATATTGCTAAAAAATCCATCGTAACCTCGGCTGTCGCTTTGCGACAAAAAAATTTTTTAAGACGACCTAGTCGTCAATTGATTTTAATTCTGGTCTTTTAGCGGATTCTAATTGTTCGGTGTCAAACCCCTGAAATACTGCACCTGTTAGTTGAGTTACTTTGTTCTTAGGTATCACTTCAGCCGCATCCCAAAGCATATTAAACGCTTTTAGTCGGTCAACTGTCCGATCTGCGCCATCGGCTTCAGCCTTAACACCCTCGATTAAGTATTTAAGGTCTATGCCAGCCTCTTTAAGTACCTGGTCTAGTTCTTCTTTAACTGCAGACACGATTCTCTCCTGTTTAATTAAAATACCACTCTTTACTTTAGCGTATTTCCGATTGGACGAGTTAAATGCTTTTAAATACGCTTCTTGTGGAGATAACCCATTCGCCAAGTATTTTGCAAACAAGGCTTCTTGGGCAGTAAGGTTCTTACGTTCCTTAACTGAATCGAGATGATTGCGGTGTCCACCAAAAGAATAAATGTTTTTTCTTCTATCGGTGTCCATTTTTGTATTTGCGGAACAAATAAATGTTCCCGTACACGTGCCTACATAACGTACTTTTTTCTTGCGATGCAACATTTCTCCTGCACGCAATATCTGTATGACACATCCATCGTCAGCAGTAACCCATTCTCCGATTCCTGAACTTCGCCAGTCAGAGCTAATAGGCAATCCTACTGGTATTTCGTCTACATACTCGTAAACGTAATTCTTTTGACCCTTGACAACATACTCACGCATCTCCCATTTGCCCACCACACTTGTCGGCAGCACTAAACAGAGAATTCACTACTTCTTGCTCTAATTGAGGAAGTTGTTCAGCAAATTGAGAGTTCATTGTTACCTCTAGTTGTTTTGGAGCGGATTTTGGATCAAGTTCTGTAATTTCTTGCCTTACAGAGGAGATTTCTTCTTTCTCATCATCAAATACTATAGTTAGTGAGTATTTCTTCATATTATAAGCTACAAAATAAATGTTAGCGAGTGTGTAAAAAAGAATTGTCTTGACTTTTACCTTCTAAACCATTAGCTTGAGCGCGTCCTTGAGCGCAAGATAAATTATCTTTCTTGCGAGTTCTCAAGGATTTTTTTTAAAAAAATAAGCAACGGACTAAGAACTTGGACACTTCTAACCCTTTATTATTGCACTACCTGTGCGCCTCGACCAACCCAACTTTTAAAAATTGTAGCATTTTGATATGGGGTCCAAATGGACTCGGTACCCCCTTTGGTTGGGTTTCCACAATCCAACTTTCGTTAATTATCATTCAAACATAAAAAGGAGTAATAGAATGAGCAAAGTAAAGAAAGCTGTAGCGAAGTTCGTCAAGTTCTCTCTCTACTGTAATGCACTCAGTGAGAATAACCCAAACGGCGATGGTTCTTGGAAGTATGGGCCATCTAATATGGGTGCTGAAGTTGACTTTGGTAATGGTCAGACCGTCACTGAAGAGTTCTACTATAGAAATCCTAATGGTCAAGGTTGGATAACTCACGAGACCACAAGAGATTACACAGGATGGAAGAGAACCAGGCTCACCTTACCAGTAGAGTTCATTGGTATGGAGGAATCTGAAGTCACTGCTGAAGGCTTCCCTAAACATATCAAA